CTTGCCAAGGGGTTAAAGTAAAATCTTCTTCAGGAATAGGCCCACCTATTGCATACCCTACAATCCCACCTCCAGCCATCATAGCTGGACCACCTACGTTTCTCACAGGGTTAGCTGCTATACCGCTAGCTGCCATTTGTCTTGGGTCCATTTGTGGTGCTGGTTGTGGAGCACCTATGCCTTGTGGAGGCATCATACCTTGTGGAGGCATCATGCCTTGAGGAGCCATCGCTCCAAGTCCCATTTGTTGTGGTTTATTTTCTGCTACAAGCTGTTCTGAAACCGATGGTGGAGGCATTTGGTCAGCTTGAAATCTCTCACGCATTTCTTTACGTCTTTGTAACTCACCTAATGCTAAATAAATAGGAACTTCACCCATAGGTTGTTCAACATAATTGACTAATGCTTCGTTTGGTAATCCTTTGAGTCTATCTTGTATTTGTATAATATTCATAATGTTCCTTTACGTACCACTCATTGCTTTATATAAACCAAGACCTGCAACTCCTGTACCTGTAATCTGACTAGCTAGGCTAGGAGCTGGAGCATATTGTACTTGTGTTGTACCTAATGCACCTGCAGTACCACGAAGTATGTTTGATTGATATTCGAGTAGTTTTTTTGCATAATCTTGTTCTTCCATAAACTTTTGAAAGTTTATATTAGCAATTTCTTGGTCTAATGCTTGTTGTTCTTTTGCTGTTGTTGCTTGAGCTCTAAGTCTTTCTAAATTAGCTAATTGTTCATTAGCACCTAATACACCTGTAGCTTGTCCTGCTTGTAGGGTAGTGCCTAATCCTGCAAGACCTAAGTCTTTTTGTAATCCTGCACCAAATTGACCCGCTTGTTGTTCCATTCCTCTTCTTTCTCTTTCAGCTGCTAGAGTTTGCTCATCGGCTCGCATACCAGCTGCTCTATCTCTTTCAAACTGTTGTTGAGCATTTAAGAATGCATCTTGTTGTCCTTTAGCTCTTAAGTCAGCTATTAATGCATTAGTACGAGCATCAGCTTCTCCAGTCATTAATGCTTCACGACCACCACCAAAAGTGCCTTGTCCTATTGATCGCATAGCAAATTTATTTTTAGCTATATCTCCTTGTCTTCTAGCCTCTGCTATTGCTTCATCAGTTACTGCACTAGCATAAGGACTCATATATTGGTCCCTAGTAGTAGCATCAAACGTACCAGGAGCTTGCATAGATAAACTTTCTACTGTGCCAGGTGTATAGCCTAATGCTCCTGTCAAGCCTTGAGCTGCGGCAGATGTACCCATAGTTCTTACATCACCTAATGTTTGACTAGCAGCACCAAATTGGCCAGGAGTAGTTAAACCCGCAACACCTTGTTGTATTGCTAGTTGTTCTGGGGTAAACCCTACAACTCTATCACCTGTGTAAGGTACAAAGTCTTTAACTCCTGTAACATTTCCTGCAGCATCTGTAGTATAGGTTTGTTGGGCTGACTGCTTCATTAACTCTTCATAGAAAGGTTGAGCATACTCAGGTAAGTTAGTTGTAGTTGATCTACTAGTTTGACTTCCTCCACCACTACCATACTCAAATAATCCTGTAGCAGGGTTAATGGTACCTGAGCCACCTACTGATTTTAATAGGCCTGCTTCATAATCATTGATATGAGCAAGACGGGTGTCGCCCATGCGTCCTTTAGATGCAAGGTCTGTATATAGTTGTTTAATTAACCATACTTTTAATTTATTTGGTACTAATTTTAATAACATCTATTACTCCACTGGTAATTCATAATGCACAAATCTTTTTGTATATCCATGCCCTTTCCACAGTTTCTCCCAACCTGGTCTGCCTCGTGACTCTAGTTTGCTACATCCATTATCTTTTGCAAACTTCTGTATCTTTGGTAAGCCATCAGACACCCAACTTTTAAAGTCTTTTCCTCCTGTAAAGTGTAACATTAACATCTTCGTTTGAGGATACTCCATTACTTCTGTTATCAAAAACCCCGCAATTACTTTAGTTTCAATATCAAATGATATCCATAACTGCTGGTCCTTTGCTAACAAATCATCTAACATATCTTTTGCGGTAAATCTACCGTATGTGTATTTGGCACAATGCTCTGCATATTCTCTTATCTCTGGCCAAACATATGCGATATGTTCTTTTGGAACAATCGTTGCCCTATTCAAGCGGGCATAAACCTTTCTGGCATTATTTCTCTCCCTTGTTCTTCAGTACCTGTTCTAGCTTCTCTTATTCTGTCCATCATAGTGTAAAGTTGTTCAGCACCTGCATCGGAAGAGCCATTACCTAAATGACTAACGACATCTGCGGGTACTACAAATTCACCATCGGACAATCTTGCTGGCTGTCCACCTTCGATAGTAGCATTTATATCATCAGACATACCATCTCCGATCCTACCGCCTGTTTCTAAGTAACCACCTTCTTGAAAATTTCTATCATATCGGTCAATATAATCTTGCATTCTTTCTCTGTGTTCCTGGTCCAAATCCATGCGGTTTAAAACTTCAGCTTCATCAGTTTCAAAAAAATAGTTTATTTCTTCATCAGTAAGCTCATCAAATTTAGGGTGCCTTGGCAAACCAAACTCACCAGTAGGGCCTAATGGATACATTCTATCTTCAATATAACCACCTTCTGCAAACTGTGCGAAAGGTTGATTTAGTCTAAGACCTGAATCACGTGTAAGAGCATTTTGTATACCTGTAGTCATACCTAGGTTTAACCTACGGCGAGGATCATATTTAGCCATTGGGTCATCAGTTACACTATAGTCTGGCATAGCTGCAGCACCGATTGCGGGTAGACCTATAGCACCTGCTTTACCAGCACCCATAAGCGTACTACCGCCACCTAAGTTACTTAAAAATTCTTTTCCTGAGGTTGGTGCTACACGGCTTACATCACGAAAGCCGCCTCCAATACTTGACGTTGTTACATTAGGTAATGTTTGGTCAACCATACCTGAGGGAAGTGCAGTTCCACTCATAGCTTTTCCTATCCCTGAACCGCCAAATCCTCCAAGACCACCTGAGACAGCTCCCATTAAAGGGTCGTCTCCTGATAATGCAGCGATACCTGCACCTGTCAAAGCTCCTGCAGTTATTGCAGTACCAGCAGACCCAGCTAATGCTGCACCTCCAGGTCCAAACATAGCTCCTGCGGCTATTGGTGCTAAAGTTCCGAAAATATTTCTTAAACTCATAAACTTATAATAATCCTTTTATATTCATTGTATAATACCATCATTTATGTTGCGTACAAACCGTTTTATTCCCTTATTCAATAGCTTCTCCGCCTGAAACGTGAATTGTTAAACCTGTTGCACTACCTTTAAATTGTATAGTTTCTGATTCACTTAAAATTTGTGTGCCCTTCCATTGGAAAGTAGTATTTGCAGCTATACTGGAGGCACTAAATAATGCATTCGCAGTTCCTGCAGTCCCTTCATCAGGTACTAAACTTACAAATAAAGTTACTGCGTCACCTGTAGTGTTACATACAGTTATATCTTTAACATATGCACGAGTATTAGGTGGACATGTATAAATAGCTAAAAAAGCTGTAGTACTTGCTGCTTGGGCTAATCTTGTTGGAGTAACTCTTTGAAATGCCATTAGTTATCTCCTATCCAATTTAATACTACAAGCATATCTAAATTATTCTTTACTTGTTTATTAGTGCCATCTACCTGATTAAAATAAAGACGTAATTGATTTGTAAGTTGTAACTGTTGTTGTTCATCATATTCCTTTTCAGGATTAGTTAAGTTAGGAGCTTTAGTTGAAGGTATATTTGACATTATCCTCTCCTACCATCTGGTCTAAAGTCTACTCTAGTTGTACCTAATTGCCATTGTACACCAATATCTTCTGAGGCAATTTTAAAATTCATTTGTCTACCTCGTGCTCTGACATATACTTGATTTGTATATTGGTCAACAGTAGCTGTAGTAACCACATCCCTAGATAATGTACTACCTACTACATCAGTAGTGCTATTTGCAGCTCCTGGAAAGTTTCTAACCCCTACTGTTACTTGCACTTCTGGTGTTAAAGTTGCACCTTGTGCAGTTGCTGTATCAGAGTTAGTGAAGTTTACGTCAGATATAATTCTTTTTGTTAATACGAATTGGTCTCCTTCGTCTATACCCATATCTGCAGATTCAATAAATGACTCTATTGCAGTTGGAGTTGCACCTGGTGTAACTACATTATCTTTACCATCTTCGTGCTTATACACGTAACCATTGTGTGTAGCCAATGGAAATTTAATAGTTCCACTATTAGCCCACGCTGTTCTAACTAAACTACCATAATACCAAATCTTATCTTGATAATTAAAAATTACATACCTATCTACGCTGTTAGAAGCCTTTGAACAATAAAACCAAATAACTTCATTAAATTCACTATTAATTCCTGCAAAATTTAAATACCCATTATCTTTATTCATGTCCTCAAATACATATTGTTTTAAAGTACACGGCAGGGTATTAACTCTACCATCATAAGCATAGAATTTATCATTCCCCATCCAATATACTACATTGTTTGCTTCTGCCACAACATGAGGAGCCATAATATTAATAGAATCACTAATCTCTTGGATAGCAAATACTTCTTCTGTACCTAAAAATTGTAATGTTGAAAGTGTAGTATCAGTAAAAATCAAAACCTCTTGTCTTGTTCTAAATCCAGTCACAATTTCAGAACCTTGTTTCACCCTTATAAACCCTGCACTGTTAGTAATTTTAGGTTTCCATTCTGTAGGTGCGGGGCCAGTATCAGGGTCTACATTAGCCCATCTAATAAGTAACGGGTCATAAGTCCCTGAATAAGTTGCTTTAACATAAGTTCCTGCTGGACTTGCACTACCGCCTGGGTCATAAGGTAAAGTAATAGTAAATGTAGTACTTGATGGTACTGTAATTACTTGATATTCCCCTTGATAAGCTTGTGGTGCTTGACCACTAAATTCAACCCAATCCTTGATAGCTAGGCCATGCCCTGATCCTGTAGTTACTGTTGCTGTGGTACCAGACCTTGTAATACTAGAAATAGTTTGTCCTGCTGCAGTACTACGCCCATAAGAAGTACCTCTAAGAGCTAATAAATGTCCACTCGAGGAAAACATAGTTTTGCCTACTTGTTCTGGTACTGCTCTTGAGCCAACTAATGTATTAAGTTTAACTGCACGATTAGATATACCAGAATCATACTCCCAGTAAAATATATCGCTATCTTGTATATTATATATAACATCATTATTAAATTTATCTTGGAAAGTAATTCTAGGTGGTAAATCTACAGGAGCATCACTTGCAGAACTCCAAGTATTCCTGTTCCATGTTCCTGCACTCCAACCATAACCATAGGTAACTGTTGAATAGCCTACAGCATATTGAAAAGCTGCAACTATACTTGTACCTCCGCCTCCAGAGACTGCTGAGGTTGCTGCAGAAGCTACTGTAATTTCAAACGTATTACTAGTAGTTTCACTTATTTCAAACTCTGTATTTAAATTAGCCGCTAATACTCCACCTACAGCCGCAGAACCACTAAAGGTTACATAATCTCCATCTGAGGCTCCATGTCCTGTAATACCAACAGTTACTGTAGTAGACGCATTGACTGTCGTAAAACAATTATCTGTTGAGGGAGAAGTAGAAGTGGTATAAGTTGCTCTAAGAGGAGTTACATCAGTAAGTGCTGTTCCTAAAAGAATATAATTTTTTTTATTAGTAGCAATACTAACTATTTCATTACTATCTGTTGTACCATATTGAAGAATACTACTAGCTGCCCCAACATATGCAGTAAAGTTAATAGGAGTCCAACCCCCTATTTTTTCAGGATAACCTTGTCTAAACCTTACTTTATCACAAGAATACCAGCTTCCCTCAGAAGAATAATTACTCCTATCTCTGTTTATTCCTGGTTGAAATACAATTTTTTTAAGAGCCATATTATTTTTCTCACCTTAATTCAAAATGTGGTCCGTCTTTAAATGTTTTCCATGAACCACCCCATATATATGGAATGTTTAGCCGTACTGATGCATGACTAAAAGCACCATTAATTATCTCATAATCTGGAAAGTCCCACGATACTGCACCATCTTTCCACGCATATACATCTACTGCATGTCCTGTAAGATGTCTTGAGTTCATTATTTGACTCTTTCCTTGGGCAAACAATAACCGTTGTCTTTCTTTAGTACGCATCCCTTCTGAGATTCCAAAGTCAATAAGAGATAAATCAATCGCCGCCTTAACTAATTCTTGCATATGTGGGTGTACCTCTTCTAATTTAGCTAACGATTTCTTTGATAACTTATACATTATTTTTTAAATTTACCGATTGATTTAAGACCAAATGATGCACCAATACTAGCCATTACAGACCATTGTAACCATTCTGGAAAAGTTGCTAAGAACTCAATACCTTTTGCAACATGTGGTTGAAAATATGGAATAAATGAAAGAACTATTATAGCGATAAAACAAATTGTCCAGGCTTCATCTTTCCATGAGTCTTCAGAAGCCTTTGCCATAGCTGATTCCCATTCTACTTTGCCTTCTACTATTTTCTTTTGAACAGCAACTTTAGCATCTATCTCTGCAATTCTTAAATTACTTTTAGCAACTGACTCTTTACCTTTATGTTCAAAATATCCACCAACTGCTTTGCTTAATCCTGATACGATAAGTCCAATCATAATATGCTCCAATATTAATTATACTTTATTTTATATCAACAATACTATAAATGCACCTTTTATGCTTTAGCTTGTTGCTCCGTTTCTTGTACCTGTAGCTGTAAATGTTGCAGTATTTCCGTTTAAGTTTACTGCTTTACCCGCTGCACCAGCAGCACCAACTGCTCCGTTTGAGTCTTCAGTACTACCAAGTGTTCCTGCTGCTCCAACTGCTCCAGCTGCTCCACCATCACCACCAGAATAAGAACTAGAACCGCCTCCTGCTCCAGCCGAACTTACTGTACCCGCAGCTCCTGCTGTTCCATTTGTGTTGGTAGTTCCACCAGATGCTACACCGCCTGCTCCAGCAGCTCCACCACCAAAGCCGCCACCACCACCATCACCACCTCTTCTTTCTGAAGCACTGTCAGGCAAAGCTTTATAAGTAGAACCACCACCGCCACCGCCACCGCCGCCGCCAGAGATAGTTCCACCTGTATTATCTATAGTGGTATCAAATTGTAAATTTATAGCATGTCCACCAGCACCACCAGCTACCGCAGATGATGCTGTACTACTTGAAACTGCTCCACCTGCTCCCCCGTCTCCCCCGTCTCCTACAATGGTAGAGTTATTGTCTATTGTAATAGTGTCTCCGCTTGTCCAACCAGAGCCAGTATCTAAAGCTGCTGTTCCTGTAGATGAAGATGAAATTACTGCATTATTAACAAGGGTAATATCAGCAAAACCTGCAACATATGTTCCGCCTTTGTTACTAAAAATACTATAGTTTGCTGTATTACTGCCTATGGTTAATGTAATAGCTACACGAGCTGAAGACCCGTAGAACTCAGATAATGCTATAGTTCCTGTACTTGGTATAGTTCCGCTGTCACCACTTGTGCCTGAAGCTACATTATCGCCACCAGCATAATATTCTGACATGGATATTGGATTAGACCCGCCAAACTCTGTTTGAATGGCTGAAAACGCTAAGGACCCTGAACTAGGTATCGCCATCTATTTACCCCTTCTTTAGTTCATCTACTTCGGCTTTTAATTCTTTAATTGCTTCAATAAGAACACCAACAAGATTGCCGTAAGCAACTGACATATATTCCCCTTTATCATGTACTACTTCTGGCATTATTTTTTGCACTTCTTGAGCAATCACACCTGTGCCTTGTCTACCATCTCTAGTAAAAGTGACACCTCTCATATTTTTTACTTTAGTCAAAGCATCTTCAATAGTCTCAATATCATCTTTTAGACGTTCATCTGAGAAAGCTGTAACATCATTATTAAAAGTCGCAGCCCCAGCTCCACTCATATCAAGTGTTAATGCTGTTATAGTTGAGCCACCATCATTACCTTTAAAAATTATATCTTTATCGGATATTGCGGAGTGAACAACAAAATCACTAGAACTATTTGTGAACCTTCCAATCTCCGTACCAGCATCTTTAAAAATAACATCTCCACCATCAGCATCTAATACAATATCTCCAGCTACATCTACTGTTAAATCACCACTAGATAAGTCAATTTCAGTTCCATCAATAGTTATATTATCTACTATTACACCAGCATTTGCTGTGACTGTGCTGTTAAAACTAGCAGCTCCTGCTGCACTCATATCTAGTGTTAATGCCGTAATCCCACTACCACCATCATTACCTTGAATAAGGACATCCTTGTCGCTAACCAAAGATTTTATGGTTAGGTTATCGCTATCCATGCTAACATGACCGACATTCGTACTACCATCTTTAAAGATAACTTCTTCTCCACCAGCATCTAATATAATATCTGCTGCTACATCTAAAGTTAAATCTCCAGAGGATAAGTCTATTTCTGTACCATCTATAGTTATATTATCAACAGTAACTCCTGCATCAGCATCAACTACACCACTAAAAGTTGCAGCTCCAGCTGTTAAAGTAGTTACATGAGTAACAGCATCAACAACATTAGTACCGTCGTTATACACCCACATAGTTTTGCCTGTTGGAACAGCAATTCCTGTTCCTGATGGAGTTTTAATAGTGATTGTGTCAGCAGTACCATTATTAACTATATAAGGTTTTTCTATAGCTGGAACTACTAAATTTTGTGCTCCACCTGATGTACCTGTTAAATTAAGTCTTAGATGACGAGCTGATTGTGTTCCGTTTGAATCTGTTAAGGTAAGAGTTGCTGTACCACTTGAAAATGCTACATCAACTGATTCGGCAATAGCTTCTTCTATTGCTGTACCTAAATTAGTATTAGTTGTGGTACCCCAGCTTCCTGATTGTTCTCCAGTACCTATTAATTCTATTTTTAAATTTGAATATGAACTAGCCATTCTTTTCTCCTTTCTCCTTTACGCTCTATTGTACCATCATCTAATTTTTTTGCTTGTATTATCATACGGGTATCTCCGTCCAATTCGGTGTTTGAGAAGTACTTATTGCTGCCCAACTCGGTGTTTGGGAAGTATTTATACTACCCCATATTGGAGTTAAAGAAGAAATAGGCTGTTCAGCAAAAGCGAAAAAACAAAATGGCATATTATTGTCCTAGTGGGTTATCGTTAATAATATCATATACTTTAGCTAATTCTCTTTCCATCCAAGCAGCTAATTCATCTTCCATGTCTTTAGCTTCAATATCAAGTTTTTCTATAGCGTTGTACATCTCTTTAAGAGAATCATTATTAAATTGCACTCGTTCTTCTACTGTAGTTAATCTGTCATTTAATACACCAGTATTGCTACTAGCTACCTTACCTTCCGTAGCCACCAAACGTGTGCTTAGGTCTGACATCCACCATACGAACCCACCTGCTGCTGGAACTACTGATAAGATTATCGTAAGTAGCACTGCTGGTGAAAGCACTAATGTCTTGTTCATATATCATCTCCTGTGTCAAAGACACTGTTTCTTGTATTTTAATTGTTTCAGTTATCATTTGCAAATATGCTTCTGGTAGAATGATTGTAACCATACTTTGTACGCCATTAATTTGAGTTGTATTTTTATTATTTGTATTTTTAATTGAGTTTTTAGTTTTATTGGTTTTACTGGCGGAGGTTTTAGTACCATCTTTGTTACTATTTTTATTTTTTTTAGGTCTATTTTTCTTGACGGTTTTATTTTTAGTACTTGGCTTTTTCTTAACTCCTTTTTTATTGGAGTCGGAGGATTTTGATAACTTGCTGTCATCATTTTTTCCATCTGTTTCTGTACTCTCCTGTTCTGACGTTTCGGCAGTTTCTTCTTCTTGTTCATTTTCGCTCTCCTGAATATCTTCAACATCTTCATTATTAGTATCTTCAGCTTCTGCTAAATCTTCTTCCATAGTATCTTCAGATAATTCTTCTGCAACTTCAATTACCTCGGCTTCTAATTCTTCTGCGACTTCAGCTACTTCGGTTTCTAACTCTACTGGTTCTTCTATTTCTTGAATTTCTTGTATAGGTTCTATCTCAACAGTTTCTGGTAAATCTACAGGCATTTCAATTTCAGTAATCGGTTGAATATCAACCATATTAGGTAACTCTATTTCAGGCATATCAACTGTTTCAATGGGAGATATACTTATTTCTATATTTTCTATTTCAGGCATATCAATCATTTCTAGTTCAGGCATCACTTGAATATCTTGAATCAAATCTAAGGTTACTTCGGTAGATAAATCTAAACCCCCTATCATAGTTTCAACTACTACTTCTTCTACTAT